GATTCCGACTCTTGAAACGGATGTCGGCGCTTACATTACTGCCGCGATTGCCCTGATGGGCGGCGTTGTGGGTGTCGCGGTCGGTGGTTATGCGGCTTTTCTGGTCGTCAAGAAAGCTCTCCGCTGGCTTGGTCGCGCCCTCGGGTAAACCGTTTTTTTCGCGGGGGAGGGGGTGTTTGATCCTCTCCCCCTTTTTTCATTAATAGGGGGGGGCTCCTATGACTGAATTTGAACTTTTACTTGAACTTGTTTCAAAAGTATCGGATTTGTTGTTTCTGCTTCGCGTTTCTTTAATCATGGGTGGTTGCCTGTGTGGTTTCCTTGCTGCTTTGCTGGTGTTTGAGTTTTTGAAATATCGGAGGCTCTTATGAAATATTGGGGAGTGAGCTTACTTTTTGTTTTGTTTAGTTCCGCTTTGTGGGCTTATCCGTGTCGTTTTTGTGGTGCCGATGATCCTGTTATACATGGGATTCCGGAAGGAGAATCTAAGGTATTTCATTATTATGTGCCTTCGTGTATGACTTGGTTTGATTTGGTGACTTTAACAGGGAAAGGGTATGTTGAGGTGGATTGTCCATATTCCTTGAATGCGGTTAATCCTCCTTATTCCGTGACTTGTAATATTGCAGGTTGTCAGTGTTGTGTTGGGTGTCCGAATCGTGCAGGATGTAATTTAGAGGTTTGTGATCTTTGCGGGGAGGATTATTGTACAACGCACGAAAAGGATAAACACGGAAAAGTTTGTCCGAAGTGTTTTGAGGATTATTGCGGAGAACATACTTGTAAGGATAAACCGGACCCTGATCCTGACCCTGATCCTGACCCGGACCCTGATCCTGACCCGGATCCTGACCCGGACCCTGATCCTGACCCGGACCCTGATCCTGACCCGGACCCCGATCCTGATCCGGACCCTGATCCTGATCCGGACCCTGATCCTGACCCTGACCCTGATCCTGATCCGGATCCTGACCCTGACCCTGATCCTGATCCTGAACCTGAACCCGGTTTTGAAGAACATGGTTGTGGAACAAGCGCTTGTCCGAAGGGCTGTACGAAGCCACATTGTCCGAAATGTGGATTATGTCAAATTCATGGTCCTGTCTGCGTTCATGGCGGTTCCAAGTGTCCTTATACGTCTGAATGCAAGTTGAAATATTGTAAAACATGTGGAGGTAAACTTTGCACTGGGGAAAGCGGCCATTTGCCGAAGAGTCATAATCATGATACTCCGGGGGAGGGTGAAGAAACTCCGGATGTCCCACCAGAGGTGGGGGAATTCGATATTCCTGAGTTGAAATTCATCGATATTATTGAGGAGCGGATTTTTCCTTCTTTGCCTTCTGATTTACCGGGTGAAAATCCGATATTTGTCTGGTCGGGGCCAAATGTCCAATGGCTTCCGGTGTGGGTTAATTCGTCTATCGGAAGTTTGGTTTCTATGGTTCGGAGTTTTTCGCTTACAGAAGAATTGAATACTTTGGCATTTTGGGTGCGCAATCTATCCCGGCTGGTGATGTCGATTATTTTCTGTATTGCCAGTTTGAAATTTCTTAATAAATAGCGAGGTGTAAAGATGTCGTTTTCTGATCTTTGCCAAGCGATTTGGGCTATGCTGGTGGATTTCATCAATTCACTGATTGCGGTTGTGTTCGATTTAGTTGACGGGGTTATGGTTCCCGTTGCTCAATCTTTGCCGCAATTGGATTATGAAGCTTCATTTCTCGTTGAGGTTTGCGGCCTGGCCAATAAATTCATTGCGCTTGATTATGGGGTCTATCTCTTTATGGCGTATTGCCTGTTCTGCCTTTCGGTATTGCTGATTAAATGGATTTTGGGCTTGATTCCGGGAGAAAATTGATATGTCCAGCGCGATTTTGTATCTTACGACAGGGCAACCCGGATGCGGCAAGACATATAGCCGGGTTCGCTGGCTTTTGACTGATTTTCTGTTGAATTCGACCGGGCTTTATATTACGAATCTGCCGTTGAATGTTGATGTTATCGCGGATTATATGTCTAAAAAGACCGGCAAGGGAAGGGAGGTTTTTCTTGCTCGTATTCATGTGATTCCGGATGATGAAATGAAGTCTTGGAGGTCGCTGAATGATAAAAGCCGCAAGCAGGAGCTTGCGGATATGAAAGCTTCCGGCAATTTTCCTCCAGTACAGTATCTTGAATCTCTCGACCTTTCCGGCGCTCGGGTTGCCATTGATGAGTTTCATCGATATTTTAATAAGAAAAGCCCTGCAGACGTACTGACGATGTGGAATGACTGGTTTGCCGAGATTAGGAAAACCGGGTGCACTTTTGAAGCAATTACGCAGGATTTAGATCAGCTTCCGCCGGAGTTTGTCGGCAAGGTCGGTTTACGTACTGATCTTGTCCCATATAATACTGTTCGTGATCCTTTTTTCAATATTCCGCTTGGGGATTGGTATGAGCTTCGTGCGGCCTATACCGGACTTCGGGAACAGAAAGTTTGCCAGACGGAATATAGAAAAGGGACCAGTTTTACAGGCCGTGCCAAGTGGGTATCGAACAGTGTTGACAAGTTTTCCATCACGTTCGATTATTTTCCGTTCTATAACAGTTATCAGAAAACGGAATCCGCTGGAACTACTGCCAATGTCGTATATCCTGCAGACCGCTACAAGAAATTGACTGCGCTTTGGTTTCTGCGGCGGCATTTCTTCAAGCTTCTCGGCCGTTTTCTGCTGGTGATCGTTTTCCTTTGGGCTACACTCGGGGGAGGGGTGACGAAAATTATCATGAAGTTTACGGAAACGCTTGCAACGGTCAGTCAGCGCAATATGGCCGCGGCGAATTCTCCCGGGAAAAAGACGGTTCCGGCTCCGGCTTCCATCTCGGTTTCGGAAGGGGAAACAGAAACAGGTGTAATCAATGGACCGGAGACGGTTCCGGCTTCCTTGCCGGATTTGTCGATGTTCAAGCCGGTTATGTTTTTGGGGGAGGGGTGTTATTTGCGTTCCGGGCTGTATATCACGAAAGGTTATGTTTTTAAAGGGGGGCATTATGAAGGAAAGAATGTGGTTTCGGTCGATTTCGAAAATCGTTGTTATGAGCTTGACGATGGGGAGCTTATTGCCATGTATTGAGGGGTGTACTTATGTTCGTGATGTGAAGCAGGATGATCCATTTCGACTTTTGTACAATGCCGAGCGGAAAGAGGTGAGGGGGGAAGAGGCGAAGACGCCGGAAGTATATCTTACCTTGTCGGCGTTTCAGATGCCGCTTTCCCTGTTTTGCCGCATTCTGTCGGACAAATACGATATCGGCATGGTGTTCAGCCATGAACTGTCGGAACGTCAGATAACTGCGGAGTTCAGGAAAACGGATTTACAGTCTGTTCTGAATGTGGTTTCCCGTCAAATCGGCGTTGATATTGTCAGGGTGGGGAATACTTATTTTATCGGTGCTCTCCGTCCGGAAGATCGCGGCGTGTTGGTTCGCCGCATCATGGGATATGATCAGCAGTCTTTGAATTCCATTGTGACGCCGATGCTTTCTCAGACCGGAAAAGCGCAGGTTATGAGTAATGGGGTTCTGGTTGCGACCGATCATGAATCTGTTCTTCGGCGTTTGGTCGAGATGTGTGATTATCTTGATACGGTCTATCCGGGGTCTTGGATTCTGCAGCTTTATTTCGTTTCGCTTCGTAAAGATGCCATGTTGGAGGCTGGATTTGATACAAAAAGCTCCGGTTCAATATCCTACGATATAGCAAATTCCAAGATTGATTTGAACGATATCAAGCTTGAGGGGTTATTCAGCTTTGGTTCAGATTCGAATTTTACGGATGTTTTTGCGGCTCCGATGATGGTGATCCGGGATGGTTCGACAGGAGTTTGGCGGGACGGTGAACGGATTCCGATTCCAAAGAAAACCGTATCCGATGCCGGAACGGTCTCTACTACTGGTTTTGAATATGTGGACACTGGTTTTATTCTGAATGCCACGATTCGGGAATCCCGGAGGGGAGGGATTGTAAAACTGGATATCACGCAATCTCAAATTAAAAATTATGTCGAATATAGTCCGGTTACTTCTGAAACTCAATTTACGCTGGAATGTGATCTTGTGCCGGGAAAAATTTACCTTCTCGGTGAATTGTCCATCTTCAAGCGGATTGAGCAGCAACAGAATATTGCGCTGTTCTCCGCTGATGCCGGAAAAACGTCGATGCAGATTTGGGCGAAGCTGTACCGGGTGAGTACTCCGGTTTCTGAAGCTTATCCGCGTGCGGATCGCTTTTCCGCCGCACCTGCCGGAGCGCCGGAAAACGAGCCGCTCCGGATAAGCATGAAAAACGAGCAATAACCGGGAAAAGGAACCAAATCATGAGTTGGCGGTATATCGGGGAACGCGCATTATCTGCGAATACGGAACGAATTGTGATACAGACAGAACGTGAGTTTATAGCCGCGCGGCTTCGTGAGGCGTTGGAAACTTCGCCGGATATGGAAACCTTATCAGATGCGATTCGTTCAATAGCATTTACGCTGGATAGCAATGGAGGTGATTCCGGCGCTGACAAGTAACGTCGCATAATGTATGTTATGATAAATTTAAGACAGGGATTTCCGGGGAGGGGGGATCGATCGGAAAGCTGCGGCCGGTCTATCCCTCGCGGCGACCTTCGCAATCCTGCGGGATTTTATTGAATTTCATCGTCATTGATATTGATAATGTCAACCTTTGAACTTATTTTATAGGAATATCGTTTTTGACGGAGAATTCATTGCTGTTATATGAAAGAATATGATGTTGTTGTGATCGGCGGCGGGCATGCCGGGTGCGAAGCCGCTTTCGCCGC